GAAGGTTTAAATAGAGTGAAAATATATGTTAATGGAAATAGTTTATCTGTAAATTCTTCTTTTTCATTAGGTGTGCTTGCAAATACTTTTGAGGCAGGTACTGCTAGGGTAGCAATAGGTTCATATATAGGTACTAACCCAAGTAATGTACCTAAAGCACCTATTGATGGTAATGTTTACAATACTTTAGTTTATAATAGAGTCCTATCCCCAGCAGAAGTCCTCCAAAATTATAACGCAACAAAAGCAAGATTCGGTTTATAAACTTTAATCCAATGGACAAAAAAACAATTGCCCTAAAATATCTCTCATACCTTGAGAACCCAATCAATCTGATTGAAGATTGTTTCCAGACATACGATGGTAGTCAGGAAAAATATGTACCATTTATTTTGTTTCCAAAACAGACAGAACTTCTCCAGATATACGAAAAGAAGAAACACGTTTTGGTGAACAAATCCAGACAGGCTGGTATTTCAACCGTGACAGCCTCCTACATCGCAGCAAAATGTGCTTTGGCGACAAAAGATAATCCCTTCAAAGTAATTATTGTCGCTAACAAGGGTCCGCAGGCACAGGATTTCCTGTTGAAGATCAAGGATTTTTTATCACAGGTTCCAAGATGGGTTTGGGGAGAATATTATGACGATAGGAAGGAGGTGGACGGCCATATTGTGGGAAAGGGTTCGGTGAAGTCCATAAAATTGCTTAACAACTGTGTTATCACGGCTGTGGCAACCAGCAAGGATGCTATCAGGGGACAATCATCCCCAAGGATAATCGTTATTGATGAGGCCGCACACATTGATAAAACCGACGGTGAATTGATGTATGGTTCTGCCATGATGTCGCTTTCATCAAACTCTTTGGGTCAGATGTTCTTGATTTCAACCCCAAAAGGTACTGACCCGATATTCTTTAAAACCTATTCTGAAAGTATTGCCAGCAATGGTGATAATGGTTTTACTGTACATGAGATGTTCTTTTTCCAAGACCCAAGATATAACAAGAATTTGATATGGAAGTATAAGGGGTTGGACGGCGAAATAATTGTGGAGGCAGAAAAAGAATATGACAATAAGAAAATGGAGGCGAAATTCCTAAAGGGATGGATGCCAGAATCAGATTGGTACAGAGACCAATGCTCCCTGCTGCACAATGAAAAACGATTAATCAATCAGGAACTTCTTTGCAAATTTGACGGCTCTGGAAACAACGTGGTTGATTTTGAACATATTATCAGACACGAAGAAAATAATGTCCAAGAACCCATAGAGAAATTGGAAGATAAGGGGAATATGTGGGTTTGGAAATACCCTGAAGAAGGACATTCATATTGCGCCTTCGCAGATGTCGCCTCTGGAAGCGGCGAAGACTATTCTTCGTTGCAGATTATTGACACGACCACTGGCGAACAGGTGGCAGAATATAAAGGAAAGATTAAAGCGGAGGTATTTGCACCGATTGTCAAGACATGGTGTGAAGCCTATAATGCGCTGACAGATATAGATACCACAGGGGGATATGGTGACAATCTGATAACAGATCTTATTCGCTCGAACTTCAAACTCCTCAAAAAAGATGAAAAAGGTGAAGTAAAAGGGTTTAAATTCAGTGGCTTGACAAGACCGAAAGTCATTCAAAGGTTTGTGAATCAAATCGAAACAGACACTTTCAAAATCCGTTCACTTAGATTGCTCTCTGAACTTAAAACTTATGTGTGGGTAAATGGAAGGCCAGACCATTTGAGAGGGTTTAATGACGATTGTATAACGGCCACCGCTGGGGCACTTTGGTTGTTTGAAAATGCTTTCAAACAGGTGAAGGCAGCACAGGAAACATCAAAGGTGATGTTAAATGCCTGGATTGCGGGTGATACCAATAGACCACAAGAAAAGGACATAAAAAGCACTTTGAATAACGGTATGTATCAGAACGGGCAGGATATGTCTAATTTCATGTGGTTGTTGAAATGATTTTTTCTTATATTTATAAATAAAAATAAGAAATTTAATGGCAGACAATTCGCGTCAGACAATCTATCAAAGATTAAGCAATATATTTTCTGGAAAAATTGATGATTTTTCAACACCGACGATGACAAAAACAATCGGTGTTGACAGAGAGCTTTTAAGAACCAAGGATAGGCAGGAGTATGAAATGAAGAAGCTGGAAGGCCAGCAAAGAGGATTTATAAAGGGGTTATGGAACAAAGCGAGTGCTTTGATAAACCACCAAGTAATCCAAAACGAGGCCAGAAGGATTCCATCATATTACGACTATGAGAAGATGGAAGAATACCCGATAATCGGGGCCGCTCTGGATATTTTCATGGAAGAATGTACGACCCTAAATGAACAAGGTAATGTCTTGAACATTTTCTCCGAAAGCCCAAGGATTAAAAAAGAACTTGAGAAGTTATTCTATGACCGTCTAAACATCAATACAAATATTGCCATGTGGACAAGAAACACTTGTAAATACGGTGATAATTTTGTTTATTTGGATATTCACCCAGAACTCGGTATTGTGAATTGCAAACAGCTCCCGACCATAGAAATCGAAAGGGAAGATTCCAACCTCCTCAACTTCATTTCTGGTGCGGACAAAAACATTACGACCAAATTCAAATGGCGTTCATCCAATACCATAGAATTTACCAACTGGCAAATCGCACATTTCAGACTTTTGTTGGATGACAGACGTATCCCATACGGTGTCTCAATCCTTGAAAAGGCACGCAGATTTTGGCGTAACCTTTTATTGACAGAAGACGCTATGCGAACGATAAGGCTTTTGAGAGCCAGCGACAGGAGGGTGTTTTATATTAATGTGGGTAATATTGACCCGAATGATGTCCAAAGCTATATCAACCAGATTGCCGACAGGTATAAGAGAAAGCGGATTGTGGACCCACAAACAGGTCAAGAGGACTTGAAAATGAATGTTTTGGGTGTTGACCAAGATTATTTCGTTCCAATCAGGGATGCCAATGACGGTTCAAAAATTGATACGATTGCTGGCCAATCAAATCTGGATATTGCTGATATTGAATATGATTTGAAATTGCTGGTAACAGCCCTTAGAACCCCCAAGACATATCTTAATTTTGACGATGCAGTAGCAGAGGGCAAGTCACTTGCCATGCAAGATATACGTTTTGCCAGAACAGTAAACCGTATCCAACAATCCATGCTCCAAGAGTTGAATAAAATCGCTATGGTGCATCTTATAGCGATTGGTTTGGAAGAAGAGTGTGGTAACTTCTCTTTGACCATGAACAACCCTTCTATCCAAACGGAGGTGTTAAGGACAGAATTGATGGCCAGCAAAATTGATGCTTACAAGGCCGCAACAGAAATAGCCCAAGACGGTATTGCACCTATGTCACATAGCAGGGCCAAAAAATTGATTTTGGGGATGTCAACGGATGAGATAAAACACGACCTTTTGGAGCAGCGTTTTGAAAGGGCTTTGGGTGCAGAACTGATTAAGACAGAGCAAATTATTAACCGTACCAAATTCTTTGACGAGGTTGACAAATTGTATGGTAATCTTGATGCACAATATACCGCCAACACCGATGGAACCCCAACAGAATTTAGCGGAGGAGGTAGTGGTGCAAGTGCAGGAGGTGGTATGGGTAGTGAATTAGGTGGACTTGGGTCAGAGATGGGCGGTGGCGCAGAAATGGGTGGTGAAGAAGGTTTGGGCGCAGGAGCAGAAGAAACGGGCGCACCAGAAGCAGGTGGTACAGAAACAGGTACAGCAAGTGGATTAGGAGCAGAAACACCCCCAGAAGCATAAGTTTTTTCGCCGTCCACATATTTATAAAAAAATAAGATAGAACAATGAGTGAATTTATCAAGATAAAAAAAGGGTTGGATATTCTTTTGGAGAATTATTTCAATTCGACCGATAAAAAAGAAGCGTCTGTGTTGTTTTCGGAACTGAAAGAAAACAAAGATCTTCAAATCCTTTATTATGCTGCAAGCAACTTGCAAAACCCTCCTAAACTGGATGATAATGATATTGAAGATTTCATTACAGAAAATATCAATCTTTGTAAAGAAATCAACAAGGATTCACTTGAAAAGTATTTAACCAAATTGAATGGTGTAAGTCTTTCTCCTTTGGAAAAATCAATTAATACAGTTCTCTTTGAGGAAAGAAACGCTTTGAATTTTACAGAGTACAATTCCAGCAAGAAGATGATTGCAGAAAATATAAAGAAAAAATCAATCAATCCAGAACAGATTTTGGAGGGATATTCTTCTGAAGAGGTGTTGCTTGCAAAAGAGTATGCAAAAAATCCCAGTCAAGTTTTGAGAAATTTGTGTAATGAATGTATCGAGGTGTTGGACGGCAAATTGAAAGAAGATTTGGATACAGACACGAAATTGCTTATTTATCAGACCAAGGAACGTCTTTATGAAGCACAGATAAACAGCAAGACAGACCCTAAAAGTGTTATTGAATTGCTAACGCTGAAAAAAAATCTTTTGAGTGATTAATGTTTTTCTTATATTTGCTACATTAAACAAAAAAATAATATGGTAGAAGATGCAGACCTAATAGAAAAAAAGATTGAACACCATAAAGGGTTTACGAAAATAGAATTACAGTGTTGGGTGAGATTGGACGGCGAAAATATAGCGACAACCACCCATAGGAGAAAGGTGTCGGAGTTTTCAAAGCAAGTTAAAAACCTGCTTTATGAGCAGCGGAAAAAAAATGGCGACAATTACGAATATTTTGTAGATGTAGATATACGCGATTCGCCGTCCACCTCCGCCTTCCTATCCCTGAACATAAACCTGATAAAAAATAATACAGTAATAAAATTAAAAGAATACCCCCAGATATTAGAAAAAGCGATTACAGATTACGATTACTTTACAGTCTTTAATAACGCGAAAAAGAAAAAACGGGGAGAATAAGTAGAAAAGTTAGTTAAGGATTATTAATTAGCAATGCGCATGAGACGACAGTCTTTTGCGCATTTTTATTTTTCTTAGGCTATTTATATGAAAATGAATAGTTTAAAATGAAAAGACTGCTTTTATTGGAATATGATGCGGGATATGCAGATACGGTCGATTCAATCGGGAAGAATTTTCTGATTGAGACTGATGTGAAAACCAGTGACCTGACTGTAAACGGTGTTCCGCAAACTGTTTTCGCCGTCCTCCAAAAATACGGTGTAAAGAATGAAAACGGTCGTGTATATTCCGAAGAGATATTAAAGCGTGAAGGGGAGAGATATTTGAAAGAATGTATCCCACAAAAAAATACACTGCTTGAGGTGAATCACCCAGAAAGCACTCAAATCAATATTTTAAATGGTGGTGGACTTTTAACCGACCTTTGGTGGGATGGAATCACTATGCTTGGAAAAATAAAACTAAACCTGTCCCGTGGATTTATTGACAGCGGGATTGTAAGCACTTCTGGAGACCAAGTAGCTAATCTTATGCTAAACGGTACGGTAGTCGGTGTTTCCTCCCGTGGGGTTGGTTCTCTTCAAAAGCGCGGGGATGTGAATGTCGTCCAGCCAGATTATGAATTGATTTGTTGGGATTTTGTAAATAAGCCATCTTCCAAGGGAAGCTGGGTTGCAAGTAACCTCAAAGAACTGGATCCCTACGTGGACAAAAGTGTTAAAGAAGAAAAAAATACTCCTATGTACAACAGCTTGCAGGATAAACTTTTTGCTTATCTAGACAACCACAAATGATTTTTTGTAACATAGGTATATTTATATTAAAAATTCTTTTTATATATGACTAACTTGGAAGAATTACTATTGAAAATAACGGAAGTTTCTACTCTTACTGAATCACAATCGCATGAAGCACTGAAATCGGTGCTGGAACCAGAGGTTAAATCCTTTGTAAAAGAGTCTTTAATGAACAAAGACAATGTGATGAAAGAAGATGATGATATGGATTACAAAGAAGAGGTGGTTGATGCAGATGGCAACCCAGCGGAAATGGATGTGACAGACACAGAAATGACCGATACTGAAATGCCAAGTGATGATATGGAAATGTCAGATAATGACATGGAAATGCCTGTATCTGGCCCCGAAGATGAAGATGAGGTTTTAGACCTTACGAATGCGAGTTTGGAAGAGGTAATGGAAAAACTCAAAGACCTCCCAGACGACACTGTAATCGAAATCGTGAAAAATCCGCCCACATACGATGTAAAACCAAACGCTGGTTTGAATGAAGAGGAGGAAATCTGTGAAGAATGTGATGATGAAATGTATGAGGGTTATGACATCGACGAAGCAAGTGCAGCCGCAGAAATTGACGAATGGATTGAAGAGGCACTTCAGGAGAGTGCAAATGAGCGCAAGGTCAACGAATACAAAGCTATCGTTGAGCAGTACGAAAAGAAGCTCCGTAAAATGCAGGCAAGCCACACGGCTGAAGTAAAGGCATTGAACGAACAACTTAATATTCAGAAGCGCACAAACAAGCGTCTTTCTGAAGAGCGTCAGAAGTACAATGCGGCTCTTACTGAATCCAACCAACTTCTCGACCAATTGGCCGTCCACAACACAAACCTTCTTCACATTACAAAACTCTTTACAGAGCAGACTGTAAACCGTGCAGAGAAAATCGAGATTGCAAAGCAATTTGATAATGTACAGACAGTAAATGAATCCAAGATTCTCTTTGAGGCATTGAGTAAGACACTTCCTAAAAAAGCTGCTGCTACAAATGTGCAGCAACTGAAAGAGGAAATGAAGCCTGCTTCGCCGTCCACCCTCAAAGAAGAAAAGACATTCAACGACCCAGACTTTGAAAGGTTCAATCAATTAATCAAATATAAAATCTAATTGAATGAATTTCTCAATAAAGGCCCAAAAAACCAAACACACACAAAAACAATAAAAAAAATACCAATACACAATGAGTTTCGTATCTTCAGGAAAATTGGGTAATATTCAGACTAACCGTGAGCAACTGCTCCGTGAAGAGATTCTGGACCGTTACCAACACATCGGAGGCAAAAAAGATGCTTCTGGAAACTGGCTCACAGAGGGCCAAAACTGGCTGAAAGGTCTTGATGGCCACGTTCGCGATAACGTAGCACTTCTTTATGAGAACCAAGCCAAATACTTCCGCGCAAACATGAACGAATCAACTGAAAGTGGTTCGTCTGGCGGTTTTGAAGCACAGGCATTCCCTATGATTCGTCGTATTTACAGCCGCCTTTTGGCTAACGACATCGTTTCTGTACAGGCAATGACACAGCCTACTGGCGCACTGTTCTTCTATTACCCTAATATCAGTGAGCGTATTTACACTGCAAGTTCTTCTACTTCAGAGCACGCTCCGAATATCGGTAAGAAGCCTGCTTGCCTCGGTCATAACTGCCCAGATGTTACTTACTCTGGTTGCAAGTCACTGTACGACCGTTTCTACAACGACGAACTGTATGACCACAGCAAAGGTTCATTCACAATCATCAGTGCTTCTGGTACACCAGTTAAACTGAATGCAGATAGCTGCTGGGTGCCTTCAACAGGTAATACACTGTCACAGGACGGTTCTGTACGTCAAATGAAGTTCCGCGTAGATGGTTTTGCAGGTCGTGGTGGTGCAAATCTTAACAATTTCACTGCTCGTACATACCGTGGCAATGGTCTTGAGGTTGATACTGAAGAGTTCCTTGCTTCTTTCACAGCTATTTACAATGGCGTTACAAACATCGTTGACCCTAATGGTAAAATTATTTACAAACCAGGTGATGTAATGAACTTCCGTCTTCCTGCACAGGCTTATGGTAAAGGACTTGTTGACATCACTGATATTTGTGATGAAACTGGTAGCCTGTACGTAGAGCTTGACCTCACACACCCGCTGGATTGCGCAACTTGTGATTCATTCGATGGTTACATCGGCGCTGCTTCAGGTACAACTCTCACAGGTACCACAGTAGCTTTCGCTTGGAGGCGTTATGACACACTCGAAAATGAAACTGAAATCGGTGAAGTTTCTTTCGAAATTAGGAAAATCACCGTTTCTGTAGAATCCCGCAAGCTCCGCGCTCGTTGGACTCCAGAACTTGCAACCGATATTCAGGCATACCACAACATTGATGCAGAGGCAGAACTGACTGCACTCCTTTCAGAGCAGATTGCTATGGAAATTGACCGTCAGATTCTCCGTGAACTGAAGCGTGGTGCTGCTTGGAAACTCCGTTGGAACTACTTCGGTTGGAAGAGCACAGGTTCTCAAAAGTACACCCAGAAAGAGTGGAACCAAACCCTCATCACACGTATCAATCAGCTTTCTGCACAAATCCATAAGAGTACTCTTCGTGGGGGTGCAAACTTCTTGGTGGTTTCTTCTGAAGCGAGTGCGATTTTTGATGATTTGGATGCCTTTATCCCATCAAGCCACGACCTTGAGGATTACACATACAATCTTGGTATGAAACAGATTGGTACGGTTTCTGGAAGGTATAAGGTCTACGTAGACCCCTACTCTCCACCTTCTGACATCCTTATCGGTCACAAAGGAACATCACTTCTCGACACGGGTTACATCTACGCACCTTACCTGCCGCTGCAACTCACACCGACAATCACTGATCCTGATACATTGACCCTTATTAAAGGTATAGCGACCCGCTATTGTACGCGCATCACAAATTCGAAGTTTTATGCGACGATCAAGATTGATAATATTTTGTCATTCGACCCACTTGAACTTCGGTAATTTTTAATTAATTGATTTTCAATAGTTTATATGGCCTTGGTGTAAAAAACCAAGGCCATTTTTTTATCTAAATTCTTAAAAAAGTTGTGAAAAAAGATTCCCAGATTTTCACATAACATACCTAAATTGTATTTTCATAAAAAAAGTTTGTAAAAAAGTTGTAGTTTTCGGTAAAAGTCCTTACCTTTGCATAAACTTTTAAAACAAATCAATATGAAAAAATTCACGTTACAAGATTTTATTGAAAAGGCAAATTCAATGCACAAAAATAGTTATAACTACGATAAAGTAGTTTTGGTAAATATTTTAACCAAAGTAACTATTACCTGCCCCCATCACGGAGACTTTGAATTGCCAGCTAAAGCACATTTAAGAGGTACTGGTTGCAGCGAGTGTAGAAAGGAATCATACACCCAACCCAAAGAAAAAGCTGGACAAAAATTTATTGAAAAGGTACGTGCTTTGCATGGTGACAAATATTCTTATGATAAATTAGAATATATAACGAACAGGTTAAATGTTATAATAACTTGTCCAAAACATGGAGATTTTAAAATGCGCCCAACTGTTCATTTAAGAGGAGGTAGTTGCGGAGAATGTAGAAAAGAGTTGTTGGGAACCCCAAACGAAGAATACCGTCAACGGTTTATAGAAAAGTCAAGGAAAGTACATGGAGATTTTTACACCTACGACAACTTGGTTTATATTGAAAGTAAGACAAATGTAACTATTACTTGTCCAAAACACGGTGACTTTACAGTACTTCCAGATGTCCATTTGAATGGATCAAAGTGTAAGGAATGTTCGAAAGAAGAAAGACTTCTCCCCAAAAAAGATAAATCTCAAATCTTTATCGAAAAAGCTAAAGCGATGCACGGGGACTTGTACACTTACGATAACGTAGCTTATATTAACAATAAGACAACAGTTAAAATCACTTGCAAAAAGCACGGTGATTTTGAGATGACACCGTCTACACATTTACGAGGCTTCAAATGTCAAGTTTGTCGTTTTGGTGGTACTGTTGAAGAGCGTCAAGAACGATTTATTCGGGAAGCCAAAGAAATGCACAAAGAAAGAAATTACGATTATTCAAGGGTCAAATATGTTAAAAAAAATCTGAAGGTTGAAATTATATGCCCTGAACACGGTCTATTCCTCCAGACACCGAATAGCCATGTTTTGGGAGATGTTTGCCCAGTGTGTGCAAAAAAGGTTTCTGGATTTGAACTATGGCTTAAATGTCTTGTTGAAAAAGCAACCAATAAAACGGCTTTCAAATTTGTAATGAAGAACCGAAAACATATTGATGTTTTGGTTGACGATATTGGATTTGAGGCAAATGGCTTAAGGTTTCATTGTGAAGTATCCCTTTATGGAGATGTAAAACCATTCGATTACCACCAAAACAAAACCATACAGGCTGCATCTGAAGGAATAACACTGTATCACATTTTTGAAGACGAGTATCTTTTGAAACGTGAAGTTGTTGAAGCAAAAATATGCAAGCTCTTTGGAAACCACCATCTCTTTAAAAACAGTGTTTCACACACCATCGAAGAAACATCCAAGGAGACGTTGGATGATTTTTGCAATCGTTTTGGTTTTGAATTGTTTACTGATAAGCCTATTAGGGAATCTGGTTCTGATTTCAATGTAGTTGTTAGAGAATCATCTAATGGAGATATTTTGCTGGGTGTGGGGGTAGAAACAAGGGGTTTGGACGGCGAAAAAAGGGTTACAGCGTTTGTGGAAAATCCCCAATACAACATCCCCCAAGAGATAAAGAAACAGGTTCTGGATTATATTGTAGAAAAAATCGGTGATGGAGTCACCATTTCAATTCCCATAACATGGTTCCCCAAAGCAGAGGACACAATATTTTTCGATTATGGTTTCATTAAGGAAACCCAAATCGAACCACAATTTTATTACTTCTCCGAAACCATTTTCAACAAAAGATTTTTCCAAGGAGAGGAACTGGATCAAGAAGGTGATTTCAACAAAATTTGGAATTGTGGTTATCATAAACTAAAATATGTAAAACAATAATATGGAAAAGCTAAGAATTGTGCAATTTAATTGGATTTTTTCCAATGCAAACACTGGACTATTAGAACATTTAAGGTCTAAAGAAAAAGAACTCATTTTTAACAAATGTGGTAACAAACTAATAGGTAAAAAGAGAGAGTACACTTTAAATTTTTACACAGATAATTTAGATGTTATCAATAATTTTTTAGGGTTGTCTTTGACAAAAGAAGATGTTATTAGAATAGTAAACGAAAATTCAAATTTAGAACAAAAAGAAGTCCCGATTGTAAAACCCAAAAAGAAAAAAAACCCTGTTCCTTGGAATAATGAGGAAGAATATTTTTATTACATAAAAGAATCCAGTTATTACGACAACTCTTCCCGTCAAAAGGCTCTTGTAAAGAATGCCCAATTGATTGACGAGTTGTATAACCTAAGAGAAAATGCTTTGGGGATTGGAACGCGAAAAATGAAAATAAGATTGAACAAAATCGCCGTCCAAAACATCGAAGCAAAAATAGCAAGAATGGTTTTGGAAATAGAAGATGTTTCAACCCAAGCGAAAAATGCAAGCTGGAAATACAAGGATAAAAAATATTTTCAAAAGCAGGAGCTGATAGAAGAACTGGTTGAAATATACAAGCAGACGGATTACGACTACGGGATTCAATATGAAGAAAATTACAACACAAACGCCATCCTTTATTTTGAATTGCCCAACGGATCACAGGTTTCATTCCACACCAATTGGGATGAAGAAATCCATGTGAAAAAATATGAAAAAAAATGGGATGGTTTGGTTAACAGCACATTCAAAAAAGTTATTACCTTTGTCGAAGAAAAATTCATTAACGAAATCGTAAAAGAAAATGAAAGGAATATCACAGGAAAAACAGGATGAAATATGCCGTCTGTATGAATCGGGTGTAAAAATCGCAGAGATTGCGAAACAAACAAAAACATACCCCCCAAACGTAACCACAATCCTAACCAATCGTCTTGGTTCACTCCCAAGCAATTGTAAAATGGATGTGGAAGCGTTTAATGAGCGGGTGCAGAAAATATTTCCACATTTGATTGTAACGGAATATACCAATATCAATGCCAAGGCGAGTTTTTATTGCACGAAGCATGATTTTGAATTTGACCGTTTCTGTAAACCAGTTTTGAATGGTGCTGATTGCCCAAAATGTAAAACCGACAAAAAACCAAAGAAAAAAGAAAAAACCCCAAGGCTTTACAAATCAACCTCTTTTGAAGAATTTTTGGTGAGGGCCAAAGCAAAATTCGGAGACAAGTTTCAGTATGAAGATTATCAAGGTTATATGAAACCGTTTAAGGTTATATGCCCAAAGCACGGTGTTCAAAACATATCTCCTGTAAGACACATGGCTTATGTGACTGGTTGTGGGATGTGTGGAAAGACTGTTAACAATTATGACACCATAACCTATATTGAAAAGGCAAGAAGTGTGCACGGTGATAAATACGAATATGTGGATGAATATAAAGATTGTCGGGAG